TTCTTCTTCAGCCACCCAGCAACCTCGCGTGTCGTGCGGTTACTTCAGCCTCGTGCTGCTTTTCCTTGAGCCGCTCATTCTGTTCGATGAGGACCTTCTCGCACGCCCGGAGGAGCCGGTTTGAGCCCAGCAGTTCAGAGACCGTCACGGCTCCCTTGAACTGCTGGGCCACGACCACGGCTAGCTGGAGGAGGTCATCATCTTGGTGAGGTTGCTCAGCTTGGGCGTGAAAAAACTGAACACCGCCAGGGCGCCGAACTGGCCGACGGTGCGGGCGTCTTCCTCGCTGCAGCCCAGGATGGTGGCAAGCGCAGGCCACATCTTGTCGTTTTCGGGCTCGGGCGCATCCTCGTCATCGAGTGCGGCGTAGTACGACTGAGCCCAGCGGTTCAGGCGACCGAGCACCACGGGCGACACGTCAGTGTTGACCGTGAACTCCTTCTCGCCCGCCTTGATGACCTCGTGGGTCGCCAGAACCGAAGTGATGTCAAACATGGGAGTTGTTCTCCTGTCAGTTGAACTTAGACGTAAGCCGAAGAGGCGCTGTTCTTTGCCACCACAGCGATGGGGTAGACGTCCGGGGTGCCCAGCACCAGCTTGGCCTGGAAGGTTGCCGTGATGACCGCCTCGCTGGCGTTGGCATTGATGCGGGGCAGGCTTGCACTGAGCCAGTCCACGTTCGCCATAGTCACCGCCACGCTCCGCTCGGGGCCCGGAGAAGCCGCCTGCGAGGTGAGCGTGAAGGCAATGGAGCCGCTGCCGATGGTGGCCGAGGGTGCGGTTGCCGAGTTCGTGCCGTTGTAGGTCAGGTAGTACAGGCTCTGGCCGCTGTACACGAAGTCGACCGTACCCTCGACGGTGCGGGCTCGCTCCAGGATGCCGGCCGGGGTGATCTGGCCCACGACAGGCAGGGTCACGGTGTCCTGCATGATCTTGACCGAGAGACGGCGCATCTGGGCCTGCAGCGTGGATGCGTCCGAGGGTCCGGTCAGGGTCACAGAACCCTGGTTGAACATGAACGGGCCGTTCCCGGCGGTGTCCGTGAACGACACCGTGGCGGCCATCGTACTGTCATCCTCGGTCATGCCCAGGATGGTGGCACTCAGGTAGCACGGCTCGTTGACAGCCACGTCCAGGGTCAGGTCTGCAATCTTGTTGCCGGTGCCACGGATGATGCCGGTGTTGCTCGCAAGCCCCTGGTTCACCGAAAGCGACGGGATGTTGTTTGCCAGAGTGATGGTGTGCGTGTACGGGTCTGACGCACCGGTTACCGCGTCTGCACCCATAGCGTACGCAAGCAGGGCTGCGCCCTCATTGGCGTACCAGAGGGTCTTGAAGGTGCCGGCCTCGTTGATGCCGGTCTTCACATGGGCGGTCAGGTCACGGACGTTGCCGTTCCTGATCTCCATCGTGTTCTGGGTCTGGGACACGAGAGCGTCCCCGATGGGCTTGTAGAAGAACGAGGCAGCCACGCCTGTGCCTGCAGTCGTCTCCTTCCCAAGACCGATGTAACCGAGGCTGCGATATACGGTGAAGGCCATTTACCCCTCCTGTGTTTCCTGGGTTGTAGTTTGCGGCGGGGCCTCCACCTGCTTTTTGGAAACCGGAGCGGGCTCCGGCACTACGATCTCAACGTCAGTCCGCTGCTCAGCCTCGGAGCGTGGCATGGGGATGATGCCGCCCTCAGGCCAGTTCAGCATTGTGCCATCAGGCAGAAACGCCGTGGCGTCCCCGGCTCCGGCCTTGCGCCGGGCCTGCACCATCTCTTCCATCAGTTCACCTCGTAGTCTTCGACCACCGTCACCATAATATCGCAAGCGTACCTGATGTACTGCCCGCGGTTTTCGGGTTCTGGCTTGAACACGTCCTGCACTAAGCCGAATGCGAGCACCTTGCTGGTGTTTCCCTCGTTCGCCAGACCCTGGAGTTCGATGTTATCGGGCTCGGCGAAGAAGAAAATGATGTTGTCGATGAGCGTGTCGAAAGTGTCCGAATCAGCCTGGGTGCCGTCCTGAACCACCCGCACCAAGAACTGGTAGTCCCGGCGCCTCACGGGCTGGTTCACCTTTCCTGCCGCAAGCGGGGCCTCGTGCCAGGACATATCACGCACTACCGCCTGCGGGGTTCGGGTGGACGCCAGATACCTCAGCCACTGGTTCGTGACGTTCTGCAGGGTGCTTCCGTTGTAGTTGGCACCCTGGGTGAAGTTCTGGGCCAGAAGCTGCACGATTGCAGCCTTGATGCCGCTAGCGGACATTCAGCACCTCTTTGCCGGCACGCTCCATGATGAGGCGAACGGTGGGGGCACACCTTCGCCAAGCACGCTGGGGGTAGTTGTTGGGCTGCGAACCAGGGTGCTCGACCGAATCACGCCAACGCCACTCCTCAGCGCGCTGCGACCAGTACATCAGCTCGGGGGCGTTCACCGCAGCAATCTTGTGAGGGGCGGTTCCCCCAATGACATACTTCATGTATCCAGGAGCGTAGTACCCGAACGTGATGCTCCTGGCAGTGCGGCCCACGATTGCCTTGCGGGTGGTGCTCTTGGCAGTCCCGCCTGCCGGGCGCCTGAATCCGGTGTCCGGGGTCGTGACCCTGACCGGGGTGGCCTCCCTGAGCGCTACGAGATACAACTCAGAAGCCTGTTCGGCGGCACGGAACAGCACCCCGCTTGCACTGTCCTCAAGCGAATCCGAGATCTTGTTCAGCCAGAGCGCAACAGACTCCAGGCCGGACATTTCAACGGAGATTCCTATCACAGCGAGTACACCCTCAGCAGGATATCGGAGGACTCCTCGTCAACCCAGCAGGTGCCGTCCGGGTGATTGTAATACTCGATTGGGAACGGGCCGATGGTGAGCGTGGTGTTCGCCGGCACCTCGACCATCTTGTCCTCGACGGGCTCCCCGTCGACCGTCACCGGGATTGGGAACATGACCGCCTGGGACGCCAGCAGGTTGCTGTTGGTCGCACGCAGGTAGGTCCAGCCATTGTTCTGGAACTTGTGCCCGTCTGCGGTTCCTGGCGTGGCCGTGGGGTCTGCCACACCGTCCCGGGTGACTTGGGTTGGGGTGATTGTGGTGCGTGCCATAGCTAGAACCGCCGGCGGTACTTGTCGATGGTGTCGTTCACCATCTTCATGTCGAGCGGGCTCAGGATTGAGACCGGCGACCCCGTAGCAGCCTCGGCCACGTACCCTCGCTTCAGGTAGGCTGCCGTGACCGTGATAACAGACTGCTTGATGTCCGGGGGCATTGTGGCCTGGGTGTACCCGCTGGTGTAGATGATGCGAATCTGCTGGAACGGGCCACCATCCGAGGCCACGAACGGGTTCGCAAACGGAATCCTGACAATACGCAGGTCGTCAGCCAGGGACCAGTTTGTCGAGTCGAACTCGTTTGTCCAGTTGTCGGTCGGGGTCAGGCGCCAGTAGATGTTGTCCACGGTTGAGACCGGGAAGTATGGCGGGAAAATGTTCAGGCAGTAGGAGGTGTCGACCGAGCACCAGTCGCTCATGTTGACGTTGTAGATGTCATCGTGCGGGGTTTCCTGCACGGGCTGGTACAGTTGGCTCTCGAACCAAGCCGTGGCCCCGTTGATGGCGACCTGAATTTCCTGCTGACTCAGGCCACCGTCGAGCGGGCTGTCCACGATGATTCGTGCAGCCTGGTACTCCGCAACCGTCACGACGGTCGAGTTTGCCATCTACTCCCACTCCTGGCGTCCGCACCGCGGGCATGGCCGGTCACGGAATGCGGCGAACTGATTGAAGCCGCACCTGCAATGCACTTCCGGTGCGTTTGGTGCAAACAACGGGGCCATCTCGCTCACCGAGAGGCCCGTATCTGCCTTGATTGCGGCCAAGTCTGCGGGATGGCTGACCTCGACATAGCCACCCCTGGCGTTGTACTTGCGACCGGGCATGTCGAGGCCGGCTGCAATTCCAGAGCCCAAGTCGACCCTAGCCATCGTTTGACTCCCTCATAATCACTGCGGTTGTTCCGTTCACCGTGAGTATGCCTTCGACTTTCATCCAGCCCTTGAGCGGCGAATGCTCCATAAACACGTCTGGCAGATTGAGGAGGCGGCACGGTGCCAGGACTTCGAGGTGCAGAAACTGCCCTAGGTCGGTCTTAGTCACCGGGTCTACGACCCGCCAGGAATGGGTTGCCCCATCTCCTAGCCCGCTGCCTCCCCAATCCACCAGGTAGAGCACTAGCTGAGCGGGCCGACCGCAGCGTCAGCGTTGTGGGCGATGTTGTGAATCCAGCCCTGGAAGGTCGGGGCCACCATCGACAGCACGCTCATCCAGAACACGGTGGACTCGTACCGCAGGGTGGTCATGGGCCACTTGATCTGCATGTAGTCCTGCACGCACACGACCTCAGCGCACAGGTTGCTGCCGAAGGCGGTGGCGAACGGCAGGGTGTACTGGGCGATGACGGCGTTGCCCTTGGGCAGCCAGGGTTCCACGGTCAGGGGCACGGCCTTGCCCGTGGTCTCGTTCAGCACGGTCGGCACGAACACGCCGGCAATGACCCCGCCCTGCTGGCTCGGGTCGTAGCTGAGACGGTACGGCTGGGTGGCGCCGTTCATGATCAGCTGGCTAACGTCCTGGCGCACCTGCGGGGTGACCCAGATTTCGTCCGGGTTGCCCTTGGTGGACTGGTACAGGCTGAAGAAGGCGTCCTGGAAGGCCGTGATGCTGCTGCCGGTCAGCGAGGTGCCCAGGCTCTTGGTGTAAGCACCATTGGCGGTGCTGTTCTGAATCCAGCCTTGGTAGGCGTTAGTGTCGCCGGTGCCGGTGTCGGACGTAGCGACAGTGTTACCGCTGGTCACGCGACCGGCAGCGCCGACCGTGAACGACGTCCAGCCGCTGGTGCCGTAGTAGTACCGGCTACCATCGCCCGGGTCGGCACCGCCGTTGTCAGCCAGCGAGGCGTACACGTTGTAAGCCAGGGCGCCGCTCACAGCGGTCCAGGAGAAGTCAACCACGCGGGTGGCGTTCTGGGCGATATTCACCGCAGCGGAAGCCACGCTACCGGCGGTCTCGCCGAACGCGCCCACGGAAGTGACCTTGGCGTACACGTTGGTGCCCATCGCACCCACGCCGATGATGCCGACCTCGCCAGCCGCAGCAACCACGGCACGGGCCACGCCTGCGGGCTGGGCAGGGGCGCTCAGCAGGCTGTTCCGACCGAACAGGAGGGCCTTATCCTCCTGCTGCATCGCAACCTGCAGGTTCTGGGTCGCAACCAGTGCCTGGGTGTCCTGGAAGCCCTGCGAGGCCACGAATTCGGAGAGGGTCACCGAGCCGTAGATGGCAGCGCTCTGGAACTGGAAGATGCGGTCAGCCGTGGAGAACGAGTAGGCGTTACCACGGGCAGCTTCCAGGTTCGGCTGGGCCAGCGGGACGTTGGTCGAGCTGATGAACGGGCTGATGTCGCCCAGGCCAGTGCCCGAGCCGCTGATGGCGGTGATGACCTTCGCCAGATGGCCGCCGCCCTTGCCGTTGCCGCGCCGTGCAACCTTGTTGCGGAACGGAGACAGCACCGGGTACAGCTGGGCAGCAGGGCCGCTCAGGTCGAACACCTGGAACTCAGGCAGGTTGGTGGGCAGGTTCGGGACGAACGCGATTTCCTTGCCCAGGTCAGCCAGGGCGGCGTTCACGCCGCTCAGCCAGTCACCCATGCCGCCGGCAGACTTGCCAGCGTCGATGCCCAGCATGGCACGCAGGCCAGGCTCGACACGGTTCGGGTCGATGGGGTTGGTCACCGCATCCTTGAACATCAGGGCGACTTCGGCAGCCTTCTCCAGGGGGGCATCCGGCATCGCCTTCCGAACGGACTTTACAAGCTCAGGGGAAACAGCACTCATTGGTTACTCCTTGTTAGGGATTCCGCTCAAGCCACTCGTTGGCCTGCTTGCGGTCTTCTGGGCCGCCCGTGCGGGCAAGGTCCAGCATGGCAGCACGGAGCGGGTGAACAGTGCTCTGTGCAGGTGCGCTCTTGGTCAGGGCCGGGCCGAGGTAAGCCTTGGACGGAGCAGCACCCTTGGACAGCTCAGCCATTGCAGCCTTTAGGGCATTGAACTCAGCGCGAGTCACATAGCCCCCCTTGCTGCGGTCAGGCATCGCTGCCGCTTCCGCACTGCCCTCATCACTGCCGCCCTCGCCGCCGCCTCCGGTGTCGCCGCCGCCCATATCGCCGCCCTCGCCGCCGCCCATGTCGCCACCGGTGTCGCCGCCGCCCATGTCGCCACCAGCCGAGCCGCCACCGCCGCCGGTGTCACCGCTAGGGCCAAGAGCACCACCCGAATCGTCACCATAATCGGAAGGGGAAAGAGGAGACATTGTCTCTCCAGGTCCTCCGGCTCGGCCAGATTCGGAGATGGGGCTCATTGACTCGCCAGGACCGCCAGCTCGGCCGCCGACAGGGCTGCCGGGGGCGTCAGCATCACCGCCAAGGGGCAGCATGTATGCCTTGCACATCTTGTCGCCCATCATCTTGGTGAGGGCTCCGTGCATCTTCTCGGCGTACCGGGCGGTTGCACGGGGAACGGTCATGCCGCCCTTGTAGAGCGTGCTTGCCTCGGCCATCTTCATGGCACCCATGACCATCGACTCGGCTTCCTCGTGCTCGATGTCCTTGAAGTAGGACAGGGTGCAGAGTGCGCTCACCAGCAGTTGCAGGCACTGGGTCTCGTCATCGCCGTGAGTTTCCATCGCCTCCTCGGCGATCAACTCACGGACCAGCTGCATAATCTGCTCGACCTTGGAGACCTGCGCCTCCTCAGAGGTCGAGTCGGTCTCAGCGGCCTTGGTCTTGGACTTCCAGTTCTCAGGAATCATGTCCTCCAGTCCCAGCGCCCGCGCCCGGCGCATGATGTGCTTTTTGGTCTGCTCCGGGTTCTTTGCCCGACCGAATGCCTGGATGGCGTTCCTCAGGTCGCTTCGGTTTGCAATGGGGTAACTGCCGTCAGGCATTGCCGTGCCGGCATCGGACATGCGCTCGCGCTCCTCGGTGCTGAACTCGCGCTTGGCCAGGTCTGGGTCGATGGCGTGCATCTCCTCGAACGACATCTTGGCTAGCGTGAAGGTCGCTGCAGGGTTGGCGGGCTGGTCTACCACACTTACCTCGACGATGAGGCCGCCCTTGATGATGCCCCCGGGCGCCTTCTTGGTCGGGTCAGGCACCACGATTGGGCGCTTGGCTCCCCAGGAGTACCCGGTGTAGACACCCTCCTCGACCTTGCGTGCAGCCACAGGGTCGACAATCTTGGCCTTCAGGTAGGTGGCATCACCCTCGACCGACAACTCGATGCCCTTGCCGACGGCGCTTGGCTGGTGCATCTCCCGGATGTTGGCGGCACGCTCAAACCACTCGGCAAGCGCAGCCTTCGACCACACCGGGTCTGCAATCTGCCCGTCTAGGTCTACCGTGGCATCGGTCACCTTGCCGTACACCATGACGGTGCCGTCTGCCAGCTTCTCGCTCTTGGCAAAGGGTACAAAGATGTCGGCTTTTTCGAGCATTTTTAGGTCAGGCATATGGCCCCTATCTTTAGATACACGAAACCCGCGGCCTGCGAGTGTTCGCCGGTGCCGCGGGTTATTCCCTCTGGCTGCTTTTGGGTTAGCGCTTGGGTTTTGCGGTCTCCATTTTGCGTGCTAGCTCCACTTTGCCATCACGCATGGTGAAGGTCACCTCACCGAATGGTACGCTCTCAAGCTGCTTGATCACGAACTCCTTGTCCGTTGCGTCCATTACACCCTCAGGGCGGCCACTGCGGCCTTGATAATCTCGGCGGGCTGGCCGAGCAGGTCGTTCAACGAGTCAGGCGCCCACTGGAAGCTGAACGGCCTGGGGTTTGCGTGGCCTGCCCGGCGGATGGCGTACGCCTCGAACGCATCCAGTTCCTCACGCAACCCCTTCTGGGCCGGGGGCTGGGCCGGTGGCTCCTTCTTGGGAAAGGGCTGGTGCGGTTGCCCTGCCATCATCGAGGTCGGCTGCTGGGGAGAGAACGGGGTCGGGGCCATGACCCCTGGCTCCATTGGGATGTTCTTGAGCAGCACCGGACCTGCCGTGGTCATCACCATCGGTTCGTTCGCCTGTGCAATCGGGAACGGCTCTTGGCCCAGGTTGTTGCGAATCTGGTTTACGGTGAATGCGCCCATGCCCACATACAGCTTGTTGGACTCGGCTGCCTTGAGCGAGTCCTCCTCCTCGTAGTCCACAAACGTGAACCGCAGGTCTGGCATTTTGAAGATGCCGTGGATGACCTCGGAGGTGATCTTCCTAGCCAGGAAGTTACGCCAGGGTGTGACACCCTTGCGCTGCTGAATCTTGGCCTGCTCCTCGCTGAACCCGCGCCCGCCCAGGCCACCGGCATGCGCGAACCCAAGCTCAGCCGGGGTCACGCTAAACACCATAGCGATGACCTTGATCAGGAACTCGTCAAACCCGACCTCGAAGTTTGGCTGCTTCACTGGGGTGACGTGGGCGCCACCGGGGATGACCTTCATCCGCCAGCGCCAGCTTGGGTCTGAGGCGAGCCTGCTGTGCAGGGCCGCCTCGTACCGCAGGATCTGGTCAGGGTTCCAGTCCTCGCTTGCCGTGATGAACATGCCAGGCATGTCGGAGTCCGTGAAGTACGACTGCCACCACTGCTCACGCTTCAGGTAGGTGGTTGCCGCAATCATCACCTGCTCGACAGGCGGGAAGCCGTACACGGTCTTGGACCGAACCACCTTGGGCAGGTAGAACAGTTCCTCGGCCATGAACTCGGCGACCGGGGTCTCATCATCGGGCGGGGCCGCAAACTCGCTCCTGGGCACACCGTAGATAAACTGCTGGTACGCCGGGTTCGGGCGGGCCGGCCTCACACCCTGCATGTCGATCAGGGGCTTGATGGTCTTGCCATCCAGAATCTGCAGAGCGTACAGGTCAGAGCCGAGCGGGCCAGCGTCACGGCCCACGGTACGCCTGGGATAGATGCTCAGGGCATCCTTCACCAAGGCTTCCTCCAAGGCTGCCGCAGACCAGTCACCCCAGTCCAGGCCACGGATTCGGTCAGGGTGGTCGAACCAGCGCCTGATCTCCATCCGCTCCTCGAACAGGTAGTCCGATCCGTGCTTGCGGAGCAGCCGGTCATCGTTCAGGACGATCTCAAAGTCGGCATTCCCAACTTCGTCCTTGATAAGCTCGATGGCTTTGCGGACAGCATCCACCCGGTCAGAGATGGCCTCCAGGGCCGTGAAGCTCACGGCCTCATAGGCACGGGGGCCCGTTGGCATGTTCCAGCCAACGGGGTACTGCCAGACACGGGGAGGGGGACCGCCGGCAGCACCCGGGTTGGCTGAGTCAATTGGGTAGATCTCGGCAGGGGTCAGTGGCCCGAACAGGCCAGGGTCACTGAACAGCCTGGGGTCTTCAGGCAGGGGCTGACCACGGTAGATACCAGCGAGGGCGCTCCCCATCTGGGCTGCAAGCGTAGCCGAGCCTGCGGTCTGCATGGGGATACCAGCGACCACGGCTGCAGATTTTAGGAGCGCTTTCGGGTCACGGGGCATTATCCTGCCACCATCCTCACCAGCTTGAAGTGCTCTGGCCGGTACACCACGCGCCTCAGGGCGCCTGACTCGTAATACTCGACCTCGGCCACATACGGGCACTCAAATGCATGATACCCGTCACAGTGCGGGCAGTGCAGCTTGGCGCTCTTGTCCATCTCCGCACGCTCAAGGTCATTGAGCTGATACCCTTCGAGCGGAGCGAGCCACCACCACAGCCACCACTTCATCGAGGCATCAGCCTTGCCTGGGCGGCGTACGCCTCGTCACCAGTCCGTGACCGGAGCTTGATGCCGTTCGACAGTTGCCACCAGCCAGAGCCGAGCCGCTTCGGGTACTTGCTCAGGTCAACCACCACCAGTGGTGGGGGCTCGTCAGGGGGCTCGATGATGCCCATGTCTGCCCACTCTGAGCCGTTTGAGCCAGAGGGGTTGTTGCCCTGGAGCAGCCCGCACTCACGGCACCAGCGCTTGGCTGGCCTCGCCGGGAGTTCGACATGGGTGGGTGCTCCACTCCAGTAGTGCTCGTGCTCTTCGCTCACCGAGTCAACCCCCTCCCGCAGAATGGGCAATCGAACCGTTCCTCGTCATATGGAGCGTAGACCTTCTCCCCGCACTCGCAGTCCACCATCTGGGACTCCAGGGCGTCCAGGTAGCCTGCAGAGACACGGCCACGCTTGGCAACCCCGCGCCACGCACTGCCTGTCAGCACATAGTATGCACTAGACACAGCGTCCACCATGTCGTCGTGCGTGCCGTACGGGAACGCTTCGCACTCGTCCAGGAACGGCTTGACCCAATGCCGGTTCAGCAACTTCACGTTCCCGGCATCAGCCTGGGCAGCGAGCGGGGTTGCCAGTGCGACCTTGCTCCCGCGGCTACCTGACCGGAGCACCTTGACCGAGTAGTCCTTCAGGATGGTGCGCTTGTAGTTGTCGATGAGTGCCTTGCCGGCAGACCCAGGCTCCTCCTCGAAGAAGACCTCGACGTACTTGCCGTCAGTCTTGGCGGTCTGGACGATGACCCTCTCGACATCAGCCGGCCCGCCACGGAAATGCACGATGTCCTTGACCCAGAGATTGGTGTCGCTGTCGATGGCGCACAGGGCACCTGCCAGATAGTCCGGGTCCCCACCGCGCTTCGGGTCTGTGGCAGCCATGTCCCAGAACCTGACCCAGGTCAGGCCCGCAGGCATCGCCTCGACCACCTCGAAGTTCTGCCGGTTGAAGAACGCACCCTCGCTCAGGATTGGGGTCTGCTGGTACAGGGCGCTCCACCAGTACAGGTTCCGGCTCTTGATTCGCTCCAGGGCCTGCACGTCGTATCGCTCGGGCCACAGGGCCTCGCCTGGGATGCGGCCAAGCTCGTCCACGGTGTCAGCGATGGCCGGGAACTTGATCACGTCCCACTGCTCACCGCCCTGCTCCATCTCCAGCACCAGGCGCCCAATCAGGTCATCCTGGTGCCACCGGGTCATTACCACAATCAGCGAGCCTCCTGGCTCAAGCCGGGTGTACAGGGTCGAGTTGAACCACTCCATGATGGCCGAGCGCCTGGACTGGCTCTGGGCCTCCTCGGCATTCTTCACCGGGTCGTCGATGACAATCAACTCACCGCCACGGCCTGTCACCGGGCCTCCGGCGCCTGCCGTGAACATGGCCCCGCCTGCTGTGGTATTCCACCGGTTCGCCGCAGCCGAGTCTGGGGAGACCCTAACACGGAGAGACTCAGTGTTGTCCTGTATCAGGTTCCGAACACGCCTGCCCCAGTTCGCAGCGAAGTCTGCCTCGTAGCTTGCCAGGATGACACGTTTGTCCGGGAACTCGTTCAGGAACCAGGCCGGGGTGTAATACGAGATGAGTTCACTCTTACCGTGGCGTGGAGGCATCATTACCAGTAGCCGTTGGTTGCCTTCACGCAACTTGGCTAAGGCTGTGTCCAGGAACTGGATATGGGTCGGCCTGAGGAACTTGCCACCGCTCAGCTTCTGGGCGAACTCCGCAGGCGAAGGGTAGGTCACGCCCTCACGGTGCCGCTCCCGGATCTGGCTCAGGACCGCACGAACCACGGGGTTAGCGGTCGGGTCCATGCCGAGCGTGCTGAGCATCTCCGGTGTGTACGGAGTGTTCAGCTCGGTCTCAGGAACCTTGCCCAAGCGCACCTTCTGCAGGCCGTTCCCCCTCTTGGCCTTGGGGGGCTCGACCTCCTTTGGTGGCTGAGGGCGCTTGCTAGCCACGGAGCCCAAGCATACGCCGGGCCTCGGCCACAGCCTCCTCTGGGTCCAGGCCCTCGGCCTCAGCCGCAGCCCGAACCTGGGCGAGCGTGTTCTCGGTCTCAAGCTTCATGCGGTCCTGGCGACCGAACTCGGTCGGCAGCCGGCGCTCAAGCAGCCACGCATGGGCCTGCCAGTTCCGGGGGTCAATCGCAGCGCGCTGGATGCTCCTGATGGCCGAGTCCACGAACGTGCCCTCAGCCTCCTCAACCGCAGTCTTGAACTCCGGGTCAGCCTCCATCCGCTTGGCCATAATCGAGTGGCTAATACCCGCAGCCTCAGCCGCATACTTCCTGGGCGCACCACCCCTCAGGCTCTCCAGGATGGCCCGACCGACCTCCTCCGTGAACTTACTCGGCACCGGCCACCTCCATCGGGAACAGCTCAAGTATGCGAGACCCGACCAGACACCACTGCCCATGCCCCGTGGTCGTCTCCAGCTTCTGCCAGACCGTGCGTGGCAGGAACCCGTAGTCAGGGTCAAACGGGGTCAGGGTGTCAGCCGCAGGGCCACGCCACGGGCCGGCCACACCCGCAGCAGCCTTCGCCTCCCGGTCACTCCGGTACAGGCCGACCACGGTTGTGCTTTCGCCATCAGACTCCGTGAGGATGTGCAACTCCAACCTTCCCCTCCTGCCCACGCACATGCACGCTGTCCACAAACCAGAGAGGCACCCGCAACTCAGTCAACCACCAATGCTCAGACCCGAACGCCAGGGTCATGCCCACCCACCGTGGGTCTGCACGCCTGATCCGAGCATACTCGAACCAGCGCTCAATCCCCAGGCTCGGGTCTGGCTCGACCGCAAGCCTCACCAGGGTCTTATCCCTCGACCCGTCCAGATGTGCCCAGGGCTGCAGTTGCGGGTTCGGCTCATCAGTCAACCACACGCAACGCCTGTACAGGTTCCGGCCATCCAGGGTCACCACACCCAGGGGGAGTATCCCATCCTTGGCTAAGCTCTCGGCCCTGTCACCAGACGTAAAGTGAAACAGCATAGAGTTCCCCTTAATTATAGACTGCCACGGCAACCTGCCCCCTGTCAACTGCAAAAACCGCTCTGGTCGAAGCTTCGGAGTGGCGTTGGCGGCGGCTGCATTGTAGCGCTGGGCTGGTTCCACTGGGTAGTGTGATTATGTCAAGTAAGTCCTGTGAATGTGGTGCGCGAGGTTGGAGGGGCCGTGCTCATCCGGACCTTGCCCCCAAACGCCACAAAA